GGTAACTCGGTTTTGAATGCTTTGGCCCATCTTTCCTATTTCGCGAGTTTGATGGATCCTTTAGGAGAGATCAGAATGATGGTGTTGGGAGACGATAACTTGTGTTTTGTGTCGCGTGCAATGTGGAAAGCAATGGGAAGTAACACTGATGGGTTGGTAACATGGATGCAGAAGTTGGGGATGAAACCTGAAACGAAAGTCTGGGAGACTAGTGAATCTGTGCAAGCTGAGTACTGCAGTGGGTGGTTTATGCCTGTGGAAGTTATGCCAGAACAAATGACTCATTGGAATCACACGTTTGTTTGGACTCCGAAGGTTGGGAAAGTGTTGTCAAAGACGTTTGCCCTTAAGCCGACGGAGAAGAATGGCCCAGGTGTGATCAAAGGAATAGCCATGGGAATGGTGGCAGGACCGGTGTGTCCATTTTTGGCGCGTGCATGTTTTGCAGTTCGTGATTCGATAAGGGAGGAGAGTGTGAGATGGGTCGCGTCGGAGTATCAGCCGAAGATAGATAACTGGAAGACTAGATTTCGTATACCAGATAGTGCTGTCGCTGAACGGTATGGGATTACCGTTGCCGAGGGTGTTGAACTTGTTCGATACATGTCGGATAAGCTGGCCGGAAAATGGCCCGTCAATCTGTCGAGGACTGAATGCCCCGTGTTGGGAATCGTCCTTGACCGCGATGTGGGTTATGATGAAGACCTAGAAATCGTGCTCACAAATCCGGGACAAGTCAGGCCGAATGTGACAGCAGTTACCCGACAACTGGTCACGAAGTTGCCTCCTGAACATCGAAAGGAGGCAAATCGGAAGGGATTTACGAGGAGAATCCAGGGTCCTAAACGGGGTGGCTCCCGTTAGGTTCCCGGTCGGTGCCACCACATAGAGTTTACCGATTTATCGAGATTTTACGCGTTACAACGGAGGTTGCCCTGAGTATCGTGTTAATTGTGCTAATAGTTATTATAATTGTGTTTGAGTTTTACAGAATATGATTGACGTACCACATCTGATTCAGAGTGTGTTACAGGCAGAGTACGCTAAGAGACCAACGGAGAAATTGTTCGGTGCATTAGTAGGTGTGCAAAGATGGGTTCAAAGTCTACCGCAGCAAAGGCAAGACGTCGACGCAATAGAAGAAAAGCTCAGGTCGTTAGATCTGTCAGGACGACGGTGCTCACCGATGGAAGTCGGAGGGGCAATGGGCGAAGACGAGGTGGACGGGTTGCTCGCGTTCGTAGACGGTTTGGTAAAGGACAGAAAATGATGTTGGGTTCTACTCCCACGGGCGTTGAATTTCTTCAGTGTGCTATTGCACCTGTGGACTTTCCCGGAACGCGCCCAGGAGGTGTTCCCGATAAAATGAGTGCCCCGTCTTTTGTCATTAGACATAAGATGGTCATGACACTACCGGGGTCGGCGGCTGGAACATATATGTTGGTAGCCCCGACTCCAGGAGTGGCATGTTGGTTGAATCAGACTGGACCAACCGGAAGTTACACATCAGTTCCGTTTCCTGATTTTGTGAGTATATTTGGTAATACGGCTGCCGCGCCGTTTGGGACGATAAATGCAGAGAAGTTCAGGTACATATCGATTAACGTCGAGATGAAACCTGTGTCAGCTATCCTGAATAATGCAGGACTGATCTCAGCAGCTCGTATCCCCGGAGTTACCATCAATGATGATATCACCCCAACGAATGTGGTCACGAGGTACATGACTGGGTTGACTACGGTCAATTCGACGAATTTGTCGACGATGCCAGGGTACTTCATGGGCCATGTGAATCAAGGTGTGTATGGGTGGGCGATAAACGAAACAGGAACGTGGGAGGTTAGACCTCTATGGATAAACACGCAAGGACTGAATGGTGTTGATGCAGGACAAACAGGAGGTGGGTTCGAGATGTCTGGACCTGTCATGGGTTGGGGAGATTTGACTCCGTTAGGAATTTCGGTCGAGGCAACGAATGCTCAGACTTCATTCGCGTTGATAATTGAGGCATGTGTGGAGTATTTCCCACGTGCAGGAACGATGATTTCAGAAATGTCATCACCGTCTCCACCATTGGATGAGGAGGCATTGGAAGTGTACAGTTTTGCTGCACGGAAAATGCCTGCCTTTGTGCCGGCGGATAAGAATGCAGGGTTCTGGGATTTATTCCTGGGACTTGTTTCGTCGGCAGCTGGAACGATAGCTCCGTTCTTGGGTCCAGTGGGTATGGGTATCGCGACAGGAATTTCAGCGGTGGCTGGAGGAATAAGATCACTGATAGTGTAGTACTCTGACTGTAAGTGGAGGGTTCGGTAACTCTAGTTATACATGGCATAGGTCTGGTCCATGGGCTGGTTAACATCAACCAGTTGAACCTTTTGTGTGTGTGTGATCGCTAGGGTTTGAAGCCCTACTATCTGTCTGTGGTGATGGCCTTTTATCTTCACCATACCGTCAGATCGATTGCTAATTCTGTAGTAGTATTGTAATAACATGTTAGTTTTTACCTGAGGTTACCTTGCCTCAGACGGCCGCTAGGGTTAGAATCCCTACTATCTGTGTGTGTAAATCGGGCCTGATTATCCGTTTGCACACTGTCAGATCGGAGTGTGGTGTTGTGGTGGCACCGAGCGCGGCCTTGTGCCTAGTCACGCGCTATATAAATATAGACTAGCCTGGGGGGGTATACCTGGGATCGC